ACCAGCATCAACATTAGCTTGGGATCCTCCAGCAACTGCTCTTATTGGAGCTTCTGCTTCCCACTGACCAGTATCAGGATTAAAACTTCCAGGATTTGATATAGTAACAGTTTGTAATGTAACAAACTGCTGAGCTCCTACTTCTGCTCCAGGTTTAGTGCTTATTGTAGTTCCTGCTGGAATAGTTGCAGTAGTTCCAGATCTATTATAAAAAGTTACGGTTCCTGTTGCTCGAACGGCTGCTTTTCTCTCCAGTTGTAAATTCTCTGCTAATTTTACTAAATCATCAGTAGATGCTAAATCAGGAGATTGAGCTTTCGAAGTTACATCTAATTCAGCATAAAAATTATCTAACTCATTTGCAACCGGATTAATTATAACATCTCTTGTAAAAGTTCCTTCTTTCGTATCCACACTTGGATGTAATCTTTTCAAAAAATTAATCATGCTTTGAACAATATTTGAAAAACTCTTTCTCGCCATAATTATCTCCTTTTATAAAGAAACACTGCCTTGTAATATTGCCATAGATCCTTCAATATTTGTTATTTTCACTTTAAAACCTAATTGCCTTGGATCTCCTTCAATTTCATAAATTTCAATATTTTCTATTTTATCAATCAATTCTTTCAAAGAAAATTTATATCCTCTCTCAATACCATCGCGTTGTAAATAACGTAATCTTAAAACAGCATCCATAATAGACTGTTTTAATTTAGTCTCTCGAAATCCTTCAGTTTGTAATGCACCAACACTATCAACAACATAAGAACCATAATCTGGATAAAACGGATTATTACCTTTAGAAGTTATTGTAATTTTTACTAATTCTTGTAAAAGTTTTTCTACTTCACTAACAGTAAGAACATCACCTAAAGGACTAAATTTTATATCATAATAAAAACCTTTTCCTAAACATCTAGGACAAGTATTTAAAATGTATTTTCCACTTGGTAAATTATGATCGCAAATATGTTCTAATTTAACATCATATAATACTAATTTTGTTTCATCTTGAGTTTTCAAACTAAAATTTGAAACAACTTTTGGAATTCTTACAAACGAAAAAGAATCCGGCGATGATGCTAGAATAATTTTTGCATTAGATGTTATAAGTTGTTGTTTTATATAATAAACACATGCATCTGATATAAGAATATTTTGAATATCTATAATCTTAACCTGGGCATCAGATAAAATAAATTGCCATCCTTGTTCTAATATGCTTGCATCAGATGTAATTAATTGTTGAATATTTTTAATTATTACATTAGCATCAGATATAATCAATTCCTGCATAGTTCCAGTAATATTAGCATCAGATGTTATAGTTCGTTGTCTTATATTTATAGTAACTTCATCTGCCCCAATATCACTACTTCTTACATCATAATCATAATCATGGTCAATACCAACATCTGTAGCGGCTCCAACACAAGGAGATGTAGCATAAATATGATATCTACGATAACTTTCAGGGGTAAATTCAGGATCACCAACAGAAGAACTTGAATCTTGCCCAGAATTTGTTTTCCAATTATCAAAAGTTGATTCTACATGATAATTCCAACCAGAATCATACCAACCTGCAAAATATGTTCCATAAGACGAAGAATGGTATCTATTATAATTAATATGATTTTTAGCAGCATAAGTATATAACCATATTAATTTCATATCACAGTTTGCAACAATAATATTATTTTTTACATAAACTTGACCATCAGTTCCGATTGATAAAACACCTTTAGTAGCTGCCTGATCTCCATTTGTAAAACTTAATGGACCTATAATAGTATTATAATAAATATAAATATCTAGATTTGAGAGTGGTATATCAAGAGGCACAACACTAGCACTTGAAGGTCCAATTATACAATTTTCAATATAAGTATCATTTGGATAATTTACTTGTAAACTTGGCATTGAACAAGCATCAACTATAACACCAATTGGATGAGTTCCTAAAGAACCAAAACTACAAGGATCTTCAAAATCAATTCCTCGAATACTTATATATGTTTTATTTATATCAAAATCTTTTACTTCAATAGATCCAATATCACTTGTATATGTTCCAAGTTTGTCTCCATAATATACTATTGAACTACCCAAAATTCCAGTATTAGTTGGATTTACACTTTCAGATGAATAATCCCCAGCACCGATATAAATAATATCTCCAGCTGATGCTGATACATTTGCATTATAAAGTGTTTTCCAAGCACTTCCAGGTGATAAACCATCGTTTAAGTCACTACCTACTGATTGACGAATATAATAAATGGTCATTAATTAACTTTCTTTATAAAACATTTTTTGTTAAAATATTATCTTTTAAAATTATAATTACTTTTAATAATTAAATTCAAATTTAGCAGTAACAATACTTACATCACCTATAGCTGTTCCTTTTACTACATCCCTTCTTAACCCCATTTCAACAAAATCTCCAGCCGCAACTGAATTTAAATTTGAAGACATATCAATAATCATCTCACATAATCTACCTTTTAAAGAGGGGTTTGCATAATTTAAAGTGCAGCTTCCTGAAGCCCAATTTCCTCCTTCATTAGTTAAATCTAAAGTAAGCATATCAATATTATCAAGTGGAGTAACTGCTTGAAGAGCTGCTTGGAATCCCACAGCTTTTTCATCATTAATTTGATCACTTTCCATATAAAATTTAAGACGTAATTTTCCTCCTGAAACATAATCTGAAGGTATATCAAATTGCCAATAAGCGTGTTCCTGAATTGTATCATCAAATCTCAATATCCAATGTCTACATTTAGGATTATCTGTATCAGTAGATGTCCATAAAGCTAATTGAGCTGCTTTATTACCTGTTGAACCATCTCCCAATGCTGAAGAATCCACAGGAAGTAAAATAGTCTTTATTCCACTATTATTAATTATATTTCCATCAACAGTAAGATTACCTTTAACTTCTAAATTTCCACCAATTAATTCATTATTTTGAACTCTTAATGATTTTAATACAGAACCTGAAGTTAAAGCTACAATAGTTCCTGCGGCCAGTGTTGCTTTATAAGTAACATTTCCAAAAACTTTATTATTAACGAGAATAGATCCATAAAGATTTAGTTGATTACCCCCATCCACATAAACATCATAGTCTGATCCATTAATTATACATAAATAAGCATTAACTATGGAGTTATTAGTAACAGTTGAACCTACATATATCGCCCAATCTTGTGGAGTTCCTGCCAAACATACAACACGGCAACTATTTAAATTAAGGGTTATAGTATAAACACAATTATAGTTCCCACAGAGAAAACCAAGAGCAGCACCAATAGAACCCTTTACCGTTCCAGTTACATTAAAACAATCAACTACAGCATTTCTCGTAGTAGAAACATCATTATACACTCTTACACCAATTGCGACTCCATAGGTAGAAGTTATATAAAAAGTTAGGTTTCTCATAACTACATCAGAACTATAAAACTTAAATCCCTCTGGGTTCCCAGAACAATTTATAGTTACATCTATATTAGTAAGAACAATCCCTTGTAAATTCCAATTTGTTACTACCCCCCGAGATTCAAACCCTGTTAAATCTATTGATAAATGTGCTATACGAACATTGTCATGATCGATTTGAAATGCCGTCAATGATGCTGTAGAAGAAGATATTAAAGTTCCATGGCTTGGGGTAACTGGAAAAGTAACAAAACCAGTATTACCTTGCCCTACTATATTTAATTGTTTATTTATCGTTATAGTAGAAGTTATAGTATATTCACCTGAAGCTAAAACAAGAGTATCTCCATCTTCCGCATTATTAACATAAGTTTGTATATCTCCGTCTAAAGGAACATAAATTACATTTCCCCCAGACCAATCTATATTTCCTTCTACTTGTATATCTTCAGGAATGAGTAATGAAGTAAACACAGAACCAGAAGCATTAACAGTAATTGCTTGATCTGTTTCCGCACCTCTTTCGCAAACATCATCTAAAGTATCTGTTCCTCCTCCACCACTTCCAGAAGCTGGATGAGTATGATATCCATCTGCAGAACCCCCATCAACTAATGCTCCATGTTCTGCATCTATCAAATGATAATATTCATTAGCTTGACCACCTTGTAAATTAGATAAAGTATTATGATCTGCAATTAAACTTCCCCCTACTTGTAAATTATTTATAATATTACTTGAACCTGAAACTGTTAAATTTCCATCCACTAATTCATTGCCCCCAATTTCTAAATCTCCAGAAATATATGAATTATTACTATCCCAATTAATCATCTTTATCCCCTTCTTATAAAATTATTTAAATTTAATAATATTTTTTAACCTTTATCCAATATTAAAAATTATTACACCAATATTTTCCCCGTAATTTCCAATTCTTTTCCTTCTACTGTTAACACATAAACTGAAAAGTTTAACTCTGTGGGAGAAAGATTATTAATTTCAATTTTTAAAACTTCGTCTATAAGTTCCCTAGGGGAAAAATATCCATCTCCAACACCTTTATTTGCTTCTCTTTTTTGATATTTCATTAAATTAAAAATAGAATTTAGTAAATCTGTTTTTATAATAGGTTTTAAATCATCTATTGGAACTTGACCTACTCTCTTTTTAAGATTTGCTCCATATTCAGGATGAAAAGGATTAAAATCTGTTATTGTAATCTTTTCTAATTCTTGAGCCAATTTTGTTTCATCCCATACTTGAGGAACTAATCCTCCAGCATCAAATTGAAGATCATAATAAAAACCAGTTCCTAAACATCTAGGGCAAGTGTTTAAAGTAAATTGACCTCTATTTGGTAAATAATGAGTACAAGGCCATTTTAGTTGAGGTTCTCTATATGGAGTTACCCGTATTAAAACTGGGCCTCTACTTATTCTAGGAGATACTTCAAATGTAAAAGTATCAAAAGAAGACGAAGGCAAAAAATAATATTCATCACACCCAATATCATAACCAAAACCTAAAGGTCTAAAATCTTCATCAATATCTTCAGATACTCCTAAATTAACACCTATATCAATACATGGAGAATTTTTTGTTAAATGATATTTATCTGTTTTTAATAAAGGATCATTTACAAAGGAATTTAAATCAGCATAAATTGAAAACTCTGGAACAATCAAAGATGCAGTTGTTTGCCAATCTCCAAGAGAATAAAAATAACGATGTTCAGGTAAACCAATAACAGGAGTTATATAAAAATCTACAAAAGAACCACTCCCACTAGGATTTAATCTATAATAACAATTATGATCAAAAACATATGTATGATTTCCATTTTCCCAAGCATATATAAAATATATTTCAGCAGATAAATTACTTTCCTGATAAAAAATATTATTTTTAATATAAAAATTACTTGTAGGAGCAGAATATCCATAAAGTTCTATAAGTGGACCAGACCAATGTGATTCTCCAATACCTTTTGGGCTGCCTACAAAAGTATTATGATAAATATAAAGATATGGACTTCCTCCACAAGCAAGACAACCTCTATGAGCAAGAGAGGTTGCCAAAGGCCAAGCAACATTATTTTTAAATGTAAATCCAGAACCTCCAATTGCATTAACAAAACATCCATAATCCAAAATACATTTCTCTATACTAACATCTTCCACTTCTTCAATAATAATACTTGCATTGTAATCACCAAATGTAGTAAAATATAAACAATGAAATCCTTTTACTGTAATATTTGAAAAAGTAAAACCAAATAAATTATAAGCTCTTATATAAGTAATTTGAGGATGCCCAGCATCTCCAGTTTTTAACCCTCGAATATCTCCAATCCATGTTCTATTATCCAAATCCGTTAAATCAAGAGCTTCTCCATAATTACCTGCACCAACATATACAGTATCAAAATCAGTTGTATTTGCTATTGCATATGCAATAGTTTTCCAAGCTGTTAAGGGAGTTAAACCATCATTTCCATCATTTCCAACACTTTTTCGTATATAATAATCAGTCATTATTTATTTTCCTAATAAAAAATTCTTTCCAATATTCCCTATTACCATTAACTTTAGAATTACATTTAAGACACAAAACTATTAAATTTTTCATACTGCAATTTTTCTTATTATAATCAATATGATGTATTGAAATTTTTTTATTATATTTTTTTATATGTTCTTTTTCATTTACATAACACAATTGACATTCAAAATTATAAATTTTTTTAATATTTTCTTTTAAAAATTTGTTAAATTTTTGAGTATAAGGTTCAAATGAACGACCATCAATCCAATTAGAACTTCCTTTTCCAAATTTATGAACTCCATACATTCCATTCCTTTTTCCACTATTTGCAATACTTTGTTTTCTTTTTGTCTCTTCAGAAACAATATGTCCTTTTTTTGTATCGCTTATTTTTCTTACTCTTTCATCTGTTTCTTTTGTAAGATCTTTATTCCAAGGAATTAATTTTTTATGAGCTTCACTCAAATTTTTTCTCCACTCTTCAGAAAAAGGAGGACGTTTTTTACCTTTCTTTGACTCACTTATTTTTCTTTTATGTTCTTCTGTTTGTTTATATCCTTTTTTAAACATGAATCCTTCTAATGTTTAATAAATCAATATTTACATCACATTCAATAACTCAATCCATTTATCAAGTAAAGCAAGGCGTGCAGTAAGTTGTTGTTGGGCGCGAGTAGATAAATTAAGGGCTGCATTAGCACTGTTTAGTCGGTAGTGTATTTCACTTAAAATATCATCAACATCTGAGAATCCTTCAATTCTTAATCCAGAAACTCCAGCTCCTTTAATCATACTTTGTAATAATGTTTGAAGCTCCGGACAGTTTTGTACCACATCTCCGAAATGAGTAACATTAATTATATTTTTCACAGCTCCTAATTTATTACTAACTGCAACAAACAAATTATTGAATTTTTCAGAAAGCATATTGTTACGTTGTATCTGAAAAGCCAATTTATTTACTTTTAGTTCTAACAAACTTCTTTGTTGTTGCAAAAATAATTTTAAAGCATTTCGAACCGGATAAGATAAAGATAAAAGGGCAACAAGGAAACAAGTAGAAAATCCTGTTTTTTTATGAAGTTCATCGACTAATTCCTGTGTTATAGTATCAATCATTTTTTTCCTAAATTTTTTATTTGTTTAT